AAAGAAGCGTGATAGCGTGAAAAGAGTTTGGAAAACACCAGAACTTGACTATTACAACCTATACGCCGATATGCTACAACAGCCCCATTTACTAATTGCAGGGGCAACAGGCAGCGGGAAAAGCGTTGTAATAAATGGCATGATGACAACAGCACTAAAAGACAGCCCCGCCATTGTACAGTTTATATTGATCGACCCAAAGCGGGTTGAACTGGTGGATTATAAAGAACTCCCCCACACACTGTGTTATAGCAGTGAGCCGGGGGAAATGGTACAGGCATTACAGGAAGCTATAACAATAACAGATAACAGGTATAGAGACATGGCACGACAGCACGTCAAGAAATACGGCGGCGGTGCTGTGTATGTGGTTATAGATGAACTAGCCGACTTGATGACAACGAACAAAAAGCAAGTACAACCGATATTGCAGCGGCTCTGTCAGATCGGCAGAGCTGCAAACGTCCACGTTGTAGCCGCTACACAGTGCCCGTTGTCTGCTGTGATCCCTACACCTATAAAAGTAAACTTTGATAGCCGTGTAGCACTCAGAACCCGCAGCGGTCAAGATAGCCGTAATATTTTAGGCGTGACAGGTTGCGAACTCCTACCCCGATACGGTCAAGGCTACTACATGACCCCGGAGGGATGCAGATTGTATAATATACCAATGTACGAAACAGAAACCCCGGACATAATAGAATATTGGAGGAAACAGAAACCCCGGATAGTATGGCATGGGTAGAACACCCGCCGCCCCGTCCGGGGCTTTCTTTATGCCCTCAGAACGCACACACGCCCCGGCAGCAGGTCATTCCTACACCGGGGCGTATTTCATCAGCTTATTTAATTTTAGGGCTTTCTGCCCCTTCTGCGACTTCTGAGATTTCACCTTCTGGCACGTCTACAATGTCGGCATTGTCAAGATACTTTCTTGCAAGGGCTTCTGTGTCGGCAGTGTCACCCAACGGATTGTTAGGAGTCAGAACCATTTCTGTCTGATCCTTCATGCCGTCATAGTTCTTCTGCCAGAATATGCCAGTGACAGGGTTGACCTTGCCATCCTGCATAAGTCCCTCACGGTATAAAGCACACACTTTCTGCACCTTTTTGATAAAGTCGGTGCGGGCGGGGTTCGTTGTACAACGGTTGACCCACTCCCATGCAATACCCTTATCTATTCCTATTGCAGCATACGCAGCCTGATTGCCTATCTTCATATCGTACTTTGCACACGTTTCCAGATAGTGCATGAACCGTCTTTCCATCTCTTCTATGTCGTTATAGTCCAACTTTTCAGACGGCATGATCTCCATAGTGAACTGAATCATCCGGGAGTTATACCCTTCTGGCAGATCAGGATTGTGCCCCTGTACAATCGGACTATTCTCTCTTGCTTTCTCCAAGTTCGCAGGGCTACTCTTCTGATACCCCGCTGTCCTTCTGGGCTTTCTGTCCTTCCCTCTCGTTCTCTTCTCTTCTGCCATTTTTGCCTACTCCTTTCTGCTCCTTCTCTTTCTGCTCTCTTTTCCATCTCTCTACATAACTTTCCATAGTTCTGCTCCTTTCTGCGACTCTTCAAATTGAAGAATACTTGTATAACTTTCCCTAGTAGTCGTATACTAAGAGAAGTTATAGAGTAATTCTTCAATCTGAGGAATAAGTGTTAATATTCGTCACTCTCACCGTCAAAAAGATACTCGTCACCTGTCTCACCGTTACTAAGCAAGACCTGATAACCAAGGCTTTCTGCCAGTTCTACAAATTTCCTGACAGTCATTCCCATCCCGTTGTCTCTTGACAGCAGAGTATAAAGCGTTTTCTCATTGATCCCGGTACGTTCTGCGATTACACTTTTTGGAATCTCTTCTTCATCTGTAATCATGTCAATAAAGTCTTTCACATCCATAGCTTACCCCTCCCTTCTCTTAATGCCACGGTACACGGTCACACCTTTCATGAGGGACTTTTCTGTGTACCACTCCGGGTGCATGGTAAGTTCTGCATTAAATTTCTTCATACTGCATACATAATAGCCATTGCTCTTGCACCAGACTTTGTAGTTGTCGAAGAGAGTCTTTGCTTTTGTAACCGATTCATCGTCACGCTCACACTTCTCTTCAAGGTACTGCAATACAAGATCGTTGTCTTTCTCATACTGCTTAACTACCTTCTGCATATTTGCTGACATTTTTAGACCAAACCTTCTGTATTTGAAGTACCCGGCAACCAACCATGTGAAGATACCACGCATTGCTTCCGGTGACTCAAAGTAGTCCTTCAAACCTTTGTCCTGTTCGTCATCGTTGAAGTGCCTGTTAAATTCAATAACACGCACACGATCAGAAGCAAACAGGGACTTATCTTTTACCGCAGGCAGATCATTACAGGACAGCCACATTGTAAACTGCGGTTTGAATGTGATTGCGGTCTGATACAACTCACGGGCGGTGATCTCTTCACCACCAGTAAGCTGCTTAATAACTGATTCATCCAACTTCCCGGCGGTGTCTGACTCACTCATAGTAACCATGCGTTTTCCTTTCAGCTTTGCCAGTACCGGGCTTGCTGCTTCTGCGTTCTTTGCTCTGTCACCACGGCAGATCAGTTCTACAGGTGTGACCGTAGAGTAATCACCAAGCAAGTGCTGAATTGCATCAAGCATGGTGGACTTTCCGTTTCTGGTAGTCTTACCATGTAGGATAAACATACACTCTTCCTTAGATGTTCCAAGGATGGAGTAACCCAAGGCACGTTGCAGGTAGTCCGCTTTGTCTTTGTCGTTCTGCGTTACTTCCTTGATGAACTGTTCCCATCGGGCACACTTCTCTTTCTTCACACCGTATTCAAAATTGGTTTGCATCGTCAGAAAGTCATCCCATTTATGCTCACGGAATGTCAGTGATTCCAGATCATAAGTACCATTCTTGCAGTTAATCAGGAATGGGTGCGTATCAAACTCTGCTGCCGCAATCTTCAAGTTGTCGGCTGCATCCTTCATGAGTCTGTCACGGAAACGCCTGTCACCCATCTTACCAACAAAAGCCATGTACTGCTTACGCTTATCTTCGTCCGGGATTTCCCCACAATAGAGAGCCATGATTCTGACAAACTCTTTGATCTTGTTGGACACAAGCAATGATCCTACGTCTTTCTGCCACTTACCACTATCATAAGTGTACCACGACTTTGCTTCCGGGCAGTACCGGGTGTCATGATTGTAGCACTCAGAGAAGAGGTCAGCCATTCCCGCTTCATCCCACGAATACCCTGTAGAATCTTCCTGATAAGAAGTCTCAGGGTGATGCTCTTTGATGTATGTCAACTTTTCTGAAATCTCTACCGATGTTACATAGCGTCCGTTGGACAACTGAAATAATTCATCTTCCATTCTTTCTCACCTCCTTCTGCTTATCTCTTAGCATAATTGCTCTCTTTACTTCTTTGTCGGTATCTTTTACCGTTCTTCCACTGGCACATTTTACACATTTGACACGCCATCCACCTTTATGTCTTTCAAAGTGTCCGTAGCCTGTGGGAACGTAAGCACCGCAACAGTAACAATATCCGGGGTATCTGTTTCTTGCCATTTAATTATCTCCTGTATCTGCTTATGCTTTCTGCAATGATCTGTAGTTCTCTGTCTGGAAGCGGGGGCTTGCACACTTCTTTGTTGACTCTCTGCAATTCCTGATAAATCTGCATCGGAGTGTACCCAGTGTTGTGCAATGCACCTGCCAGACTGGTAAGAGAAATATTTCTGCCGCCGTCCGGGATTTCCGGGTAGTCCGGTCTGACAAAGATTCTCCCACCCATAGGCTTCGGAAATTTAGGAGAATAGATACGCTGTACAATGTTTGAATTGCTCCCGGTCTTTTCCGTTTCTTTGAAATACTTCTCCACTACATAGTCAATAGCTTCCTGATTATCAATAATCTCAGGGAAGATCAGCACCTTCCCGGTCATGATGAAGAACCTTCTTGCCTGATAGATTTCTACGCCTGCAAGATTGTTCTTACCTGAGAACGGCAGCTTGCCACGCATGAGGATATGTACTCCACGTCCACTTCGGGACTTCTCTGTGTATGAGTGGCAGGCTTGCATAATATCTGCACACAGCGGGGTCATAAGACCGTCCTCAAAGCCTGCATCAATGTCAATGCCTACGATGTTCTGATCGGCAAAGACATAACCTATGTGATCGTAGTGTCCGTTCTCCACCGCCCACTCAGCCTGCTCAAAGGTAGACCAAGTTTCCGGGGCAGTGGATGAAGCGGCTTTTCGCTCAAATGCTCTCATGGGAACTTTTGAACCGTCCCAAGCACACACCCACTGATTCTGATTCTTTAATTCTTCTGGTATTCTGGAATAGTCCATCTGTTCCCACGCTCCTTACTCTGTAATCAATTCGCTGTGTGGTAGTGATTCGATGAAATGACAGAACGTATGCCATTCATCAAGTTTATGGTTTCTTCGTGCATGATAGATGTTTTTCAACACCGCATAATTAAGCTGCACGGTACGTTTCTGGTTATAAGATGACGGCAAAAGCTGAATCATCTGCCACCAGTCACGCTTGTCCTTCTGACTAAGGAAGTCCAGTCTTGCATTGTTCAGTGCATCCACTACTATCTTCATGATAATAAGATTAGTCTGAGACAGGTGATCCGTGGAGAAATCTTCCAAGGTAAACTCTTTTGCCTGAATCTTGTGCATTGTGCTACACGAATTTGCGACTGTACCCACCTTGTAGGTGTCAAACTCCTTCCACCAGTAGAGAGGTGCTTCCACATCTACCGTGACGTTAATCATTCTCAGGAACTTCCCGTGATCGTTACCTGCTGCCGCAAGTCTCTTCATGAGAGAGAGGTCATTTTCTCCTACTGCATAACAAGCAAATTCTGAACAATCGTGTTCTTTCGGATGACAAATACCTTCACGATCAATAATCCCACATTTTCCACAATCTACAGCAGGATAACTGTCTGATTTATCCCATGAGTTCATAGGATTTCTCATACCTCTAATTGCAGCTTCCCACCCGTAGGTTTCTGCCTTTGAAATTCTAATCATGATTCATACCATCCCTTCTGCGAATTCTCATGTAGTCTTTGTAGTCCAGACCATTCATCTTCGCTGCTGTATGCAATGCCCTCTTCTTTGTGCCGTATGTGCCGGGGATAGGCTCTTTACAGCCTACCTCCGTGACATACCATCTACTGCTACCGTGTTCTTTGTGTACTTCGTACTTCATAACCATAGTCTTTGCTTTCCTTTCCAATCGGTTAATAACCTGTTCAGGATCAAGGTCACAAAGGGAATGAAACCATTGTGACCGGAAGAACCTTCGGCACTCGTCCACGTTACAATCTGTAGTCGGTGACTTAAAGCCCGCCAGTAAGTCAACGTAATCAATCGCAGCTTGCTCTATGATCCCGAACCTGAGATTATCAATCCCTTTATCTGTCATACCTTAACCCTCCATTACATTGACTTTCTCTCAGCAATCTCAGCCATTTTTGCAGCGTTCAGACGGGTATCACCGTGAACTCTACTGTAGGACAGATAGCCATTCATTCTGTCAATCTTCGTGAGGTTGGTACTGCCACACACCGGGCACACATCCATCTCTAACTCTTCATGACCGCAATCATCACAGTATGCCAGAGACAGGTTGACTCCTTCGTAATAGCCTAACTCCATTGCTCTGCATACCAGAGTCTTGACAGCGTTCCGGTTGTAGCTGATCGGATATCTCACATACTGAATCTTACCGCCGTTGCAGAGATTCCAGAAACGTCCTTCCAAGTCTTGCTTCTGAATCGGTGTGATATCTTCTGTGACGTGACAGTGAAAGCTATTACTTACATAGGGTCTGTCTGACACATTCTTAACTACTCCGTACTTCTTTCTGAACTGCTCCACCTGCAAACCACAAAGGCTCTCAGCAGGTGTGCCGTAAATTGCATACAACCATCCATCAGCTTCCTTGTACTCATTGACCTTATCGTTGATGTGCTGCATGACTTCCAGTGCAAATGCACCATCTTCCGCAATGGACTTGCCATTGTAAAGTTCCTGTAACTCATTGAGTGCTGTGATTCCGAAAGATGCCGTCATAGGTTTGAGAAGTGATTTAATCTTGTCCGAAGGTTTCAGATGCCCTCCGTAGAAACCACCTTCACAATAGGCAATCGGGTTGGTACTGGCTTTCATCTCTCCAAGGTATTCATAAGTACGCTTGTGAATATTGCGGATCATTTCAAGGTAGAAGTCCAAAACCTCATAGAAGTCCTTACCCTCTTCTCTTGCTTTCGCAAGAATCATAGGCAGATGCAGACTTACTGCACCAATATTGAAACGTCCTTCAAAGATAGGCTTATCATCTTCGTCTGCCGGGTGCATACCGCCACGCTCATACCACGGACTAAGGAAAGCACGGCAACCCATAGGGCTTACCACTCTGCCATATTTCTTGTACATCTCAGCCACATAACCGTCACCTGTAAGAGACAGCCAGTCAGGGTACATAGTCTTGCAGCTACAGTCAATCCCGGCTTCAAATACATCTTCGTTGATACAGCCTTCACCGTGAAGATTCTTGTCATACAGGAATACCAGTTTAGGGAAAAGAACTGGCTTCTTATTTCCCGGCTTACCCTCACCTGTCATGTGAACACGCAGGAAAGTCTTGCTTGCCATCTTACCGAAACAATCTGTAGCCAGACCGAAGGTCATAGTGATAAATGGATAGTCACCACGGGATGATCCCACAGTGTTCAGCTTCATTTCAATTCCTTGAAATCCCTGTTCAAAATCTCTTTCTACCTTCTGCATAGCCCATTCATGAACTTCCTGCGTGAAGGTCTGCTGATTGCGAATTTCCATGTATTCATCCACATACTTCTTATAAGATTTCTCAGCGTAAGGTGCTGCCAACTTGTCAACTTCCGGTACTGTAAATCCTCCGTACTGCTGACTTGCGGTTGCGAGGATGATATCACCCAGTACATCAAAGAACACATCAAGCGTTTTCGGTTCGTTGTACCAGATATTTCCCATCTCAAAGCCACCCTTCATAACCTCATTGACTCTGAACAGGCAACAGTTCATAGTGTCCAGTCTTGCGGACTGATCGTGAATGTAAATGTAACCGTCCCGGCAAGCCTGCAACTCTTCCTGAGTCATGAAGAACTTACGGTACAGACGCTTATTCAGTTCGTTGAAGATCAAGCAACGCTTTGTAGCCACCAGTGCTGAGTCCGTGTTTGCGTTCTCTTTATCTCCCTGAAATCTAACAACCTGCGATTTCTGGAATACCCTGTCCAACACATGAACAAAGTCCTGCTTATAGTTTCTGTAGTTACGATAGGATGTAGCAATCCGTGGATCGTACTTATCAAGTACCTGTTCCACAATGTTGTGCATCACGGCAACCGGGATATCAGTAAGTCCTTTTTCTTCGATCACTTCCAGTACCGCACCAACGATTTCATGAAATGCTGTATCATCCAGTGTAATCATGACTCTGGAAGCAGACTTGTTAACAGCGTTTACGATCTTTTCACCGTCAAACTCTTCCAGTGTTCCGTCTTTCTTAATTACTTTCATGTAAGACCACTTCTCCTTTCTGTAATGATTTTTGTACGTCAATCACTCTCTGATTGGTACTGCCCGCCCAGTGATAATTGGCATCCTTCAACTCTTCTTCAAAGCGTCCATCCACCAGTACGTCTGCATACTTGACTGCTGCAAGCAGATATTTGTTTGCAAGAATCTGTTCCCATGTATACCCGGTGTAGACCCATATTGTTTTCTTCGGAAATCTCTTCTGTACTGCTTTCATGATGGAGAATACTGCTCCACGGTTCTGCGGGTGAAGCGGATCACCACCGGAGAAAGTAATACCTGCCACATACGGTTTTTCCAGTGCTTTCATGATTTCATTAAAAGCTCTCTTATCAAACACCAAACCGTCATCAGGATTCCATGTAACCGGATTCTGACAGCCCTTACAGTGATGTTCACAT